ATGCGAGGATATTCTCAGGCGGCAGCATTCACGAAGGCTAGGGTCACAAATGAAATCGCCATAGTAAAAGCACTTCGGGATGGAAATACTGAACTCGCTGCGCAACTGCAAACACAGGGAGAGCTTGATAGGAAGATGCAATTTCGTTCCATGTTTGTTACTTCAAGTGGACGAGTAAGATCATCGGCTGATGTTCGTAAACAAGCGCGAAGGGAACGGCAGCGTGCTGCAAGAATTGACCGACGGTTAGCCGGCATTGAGGGCGATGATTATATCACGTCGGCAAAACGGGATTCATCCGGCCGCATCACGGAAGGTTTTGACACTTTAACTGGACAAAATGTCAAAGTGGATGGCGAGGGAAACAAATACACCGTGGGAAAAGAAGGCCAGTGGAACTGGCTACGCAAGGGAGACCACAAGAATAATGCGCGGAATGAAATGGAGTCCAAATTGGGAGCACGTTCTGCCGCGGCAGAATTGAATCGCGACATGAGTGACGCTTCTAAATCGACACTCGAAAATAATGGAACAATGCAAAAACAAATCGGACGTCTTACCCAAATTCTGGAGGCTTGGAACAATTGAGCGCGAAGGTCCCCATATTTACAGGCTCCGCGAGTGGCCTTACTCCGGAACGCGGAGCGACCATGCAAAAAAATGCGTATGGCATCGACGTTTTGCAGCGCCCATTTTCTTGCCCGCGTTTGCTTGTTGCTTCAAAAGTTCCCGCCAAAGGTTCGGCAGATATATTTTATCACAATTTATATTTAAAATTTTAAAATTATGAAAACTTTTTTATCAAAACAGAAACACCAAATTACATTTATAGCAATCGCTGCTGTTTATTTTTTAACTCAATTTTTAAGATAATTATGAAAAATTTATTAGAACGTTTAAAGCCAGAGTATTTAGAATTATTAGAAGTAGATGCAATTAAATATCCTTATTTAGTTCAAGGAATTAAAAGAGATTTAAGGCAGAACATTTCCTTTACTAATTTATCGGTTGGATCAGCTCTTCAACTTTGTACAGTTTGCAAAGTAATTATGGGAGTTACAGAGCTTAACAACTTATTCCAATCAAATGAGTAACGAGAGAAACGCTGGAAGGAAAGCCAAATATAAAGCCGGTACAATTACAAAAAAGCTACAGGATTTAATCCCAATTGAAGCAGAAACAGAAATTAAACAATCAATAAATAAAATCACACAAAAATGGAAAACAAAGCAAAATTAAAAGAGGTTAAAAAGTTCGATAAGTGGATGAGAAAAACAGTACAATCAATCCACTATTCAAATAACGAAAAAATGTGTAACGCTTATTTAAAAATTAATTAATTATGGGAGCAAGTTCAAGTTTATTTTTAGAAAATTCAGAGGCGGTGCTTACAATGTACGAGCCGACGTTCACGAAAAAAGATGCAATCCTAACCGGAAAGCGAATGGTTGATAATGTAATCGAAAGCGGAGAAGTTGATAAACACCATTTTATGGCTAATATCTGCCGATTAAAAGAAGTAATTAATTCAGCAGATAGCGAAATGAGAAAACATTTACCAGAGGAGAAGTATAATTGCTATGGTGTTGAATTCACACCGACAAATGGAGGCAATACAATAGACTATTCAGACGATCCGATTTATTGCCAACTCAAAGCGGATTTGGATGCAAGGGTTGAGCTTTTAAAGCTCGCACAAAAACAACCTATAATCGATGCGTACGGAAACGATGTTCCCAAAGTGGGAATTACACCGAGAAAAAACTCAATCGCTTTAAAATTTTAATATTATGAAACAAGCAAAAATTTTTAATAATCATTTTCAGAACTTCAAAACATACGCAATTCCAAAAGCACAGCTTATTATTGCCGATATTCCTTATAATTTAGGAAATAATGCATACGCTTCCAATCCGGCTTGGTATAAAGATGGAGATAATCAAAATGGAGAGAGTGTCTTAGCTGGTAAAAGTTTCTTTGATACTGACGAAGATTTTAGACCTGCAGAGTTTATGCACTTCTGCAGCACTATGCTAAAATCTGAACCAAAAATAAAAAAGGTTGAAGGTGAAGCCCGGCAAAAAAGCGATGCTCCCTGCATGATTGTTTTTTGTGCCTTCGATCAGCAAATGTATTTAATAGAATTAGCCAAAAGATACGGTTTAAATAATTATATTAATTTAGTTTTTCGCAAGAATTTCAGTGCTCAAGTTTTAAAGGCAAATATGAAAGTTGTTGGAAATTGTGAATATGGTTTAATTTTTTATCGTGAACGTTTACCAAAATTCAATAATAACAAAAAAATGATTTTTAATTGTATGGACTGGCCGAGAGATAATATAAGCGAAAAAATACACCCAACTCAAAAACCTGTAGAACTTTTAAAAACATTAAGAAGAATTTTTACAGATGAGGGCGATGTAGTTATTGATCCATGTGCAGGAAGTGGAAGGACTTTAATAGCTGCTCAAGAATTAAAAAGAACAGCTTTTGGATTTGAAATTAAAAAACCATTTCATAAAGCTGCAGAAAAATGGATTGATGAAGAGTATCAAAAATTAAGTGATATTGAAGAATTTGGATTTGCAAAAACTTTAATACAAAAAACCGAAACAACATTATTTTAAATATGACAGCGAAACAAAGTGCAAAGACCAGGATAAACCGAGTTTTAAGATTTTACGCAAAGAGAGGTATAAATTCGGAGCGAGTTAATAACCTTTATAGAAAAATAATAAATGATTTACTCAATAGATGAGATTTCCGATTTAATATTTTTGTCAAGAAATACAATCCGAGAGAGAATTAAACTTCTCGGATTAATTTCCCAAAGAAAGGACTCAAGCAAAACTTATTATTTTGATGAGGAGCAAATCGAATTGATAAAAGAAAATAATTGCTTAAATTATGAAAGTAATTTAACAAAAAATGTAATAGTTATATTTTAATTAGTATATTTGTAATTCATAATAACCGTTGGAAGGGTTTCCCAACTTAATCGAAATCCATAAATAAATAAAAATTATGAGTACTTCAAACCGCAAACAAGCGTTTGCACAACCACAAACAAATCCAGCTCAAAAATTCATTGACTGGAAATCAAATGACAAATGTTTTAGCTTTTACGATCGTGAAAATGCGACAAACGTTTTAATTCCTTTACCTTTTAAATTTTTAGTTTTAGACGAATTGCACACCGTAAAAGGTTGGAACGATGCAAGTTCAAGTCAAATCAATTCCAACGAGGTAAAATATATCTCAAAGGATGTAATGACAGTAAAACCTTTTAAAGGAAATGAAATTGCAAAAGGATTGTATAAAGACATTAAAGAGAAAATTAAAGCTGCAGGAGGGCATTATGTAAAATCTGTTTATTGTATGCTCGAGGATGGCTCAATAGCAAACCTACAATTAAAAGGAGCAGCGTGTCAAGCCTACGGAGATTTCACTGCAAAGACTCGCTCACGATTGAGTGACGAATGGGTTGAGGTAGCAAGTGCTACAGATGGTAAAAAAGGAGCGGTAAAATATACTACTCCAGAGTTTAAGTTCGCTAAAAGCATCTCAGATAGTGAAAGCGATTTGGCAGACGAGGCTTTTAATACATTGGAGGGCTATTTAAAAGCTTATTTAGTTAAAACCGATATTATAGTAGTTGACGAAATTATAGTTGACGAGGAAGAGGATTTGGAGTTTTAGATTTTGTTATTGATTTTGGTAGAAAAAAGGGGCTTTATAGCCTCTTTTTTTTGCAATAGTACACATTTTAACCCTTTTCCTATACCCTCCAGCTCAGAGAGTTTTTAATTTTATAGGTCCCCCCCAAAAAGCTAAAAAAATGTGTTGCATGTGTACTATTTTAAAATAATTAAAAAAAAAGATTGTTTATTGAAAATAAATAATTATATTTGCAAAGAGATCATCTACCTCATTTAAGAAATTGGGTTCAAACCTAACAACCCCTTAATGATAACGAGTAGATGCGTTAGATTTAAGGGGTTTTTTAATTTATATTATGGAATATAAAAATTATATAGGCTATAAAGTCTATGAAAACGGAAACGTTGAAAGTAAAAGAGGTGTTATATTAAAACCTCAGATTAAAAATGGTTACTCTTTTTATGAAATTGAAAATAAAAAAATGAGTACTGGGCAAATTGTTTTATTTGCATTTGGAATTTATCCGAAATGTTTAAGAGCAAAGGTTAAAAGAAAAGATAAAAATATTTTAAACAATTCATTAAGTAATTTATCATGGTAGTATCCGTATTTAAAGACTTATATAAGTCTACAGACGTACCCTTTCACGTTTCAATTGATAAGATTATCAAAAGAATAAAGCAAGGTACTTCAAAAGAATTGGTGGAACTAATTAGAACAGGAGCAAAAGAGCAAAAGACCAAGCTTCCTTGTATTCTATTTGCAGGAATTTTTAACGAGAGAAATTCAAACTCTTTACAAAAGCATTCCGGGCTTATGGTTGTGGATTTTGATAAATACCCAAATGATAAAACGATGTTTGAACATTTGGAACTATTAAAAGAGAATAAACATTTTTGTTTACTTTTTATTTCCCCATCTGGGAATGGAATTAAAGGGGTTTTAAAAGTATCAAATGAATTAACTAAGGAAACACACCCAAAAGTATTTAAGGAGTTTCAAAAGGTTTATAATTACGATTATTTTGATATTGCAAACTCCAACGTTGACAGAGTTTGTTTTGAAAGTTATGATCCAAACATTTACGTTAATTTAGAAGCTGACATTTTCAACCCTATTTTAAAAGAGGAGGGGTTTAATGTTTCGGAACGTGTGCCTCTTTTACCAATTACGGACCAGGATAATATTATTTCTAAAATAATGGCTTGGAATTGGAATAAGGACTTTGTCGAAGGAGAGCGAAATGCTTTTATCTTTGATGTAGCTGGTGCATTTTGTGAATATGGAATAAATCAACACAATGCAGAGGGGTATATTTTAAATAATATTGTAATTGGGGAGTTTTCAGAAACCGAAGCAAAAACCACAATTAAATCCGCATACAAAAAACGAAACTTTGATAGTAAATACTTCGAGAATTATAATAAAATTGACTCTATAAAAGTTGATTTGAAAAAAGGTAAAAAGGAAGTAATCGAGAAATACGGTATCACGGAGGATACATTCAACGAAATAAAGGAAGCATCCGAACACGAAGACTTTTGGCATTATACCGATAAAAATAAAATAGGATTTGACCATTTAAAATATAAATCCTTCCTGGAGCGTAATGGTTTTAAAAAGTATTTTCAATCGAATGCTCAAAAGGCAACGTGGATTTATATTAGTTCCAATAAAGTAGTTGAAACATCAACCGAGAAAATCAAAGACTTCGTTTTAAATTATTTAATCGAACGCAAGGAGTTAGACATTTGGAATTATTGTGCTGCCTATCAAAACATATTTTCAGAGAATTATTTATCAATGATTGATAGCGTTGAATTGTTAATGTTAAAAGATACCAAAACAAAATCTTTTATTGCTTTTGAGAATGGTATTTTAGAGATTACAAAGGACACTATTAAAATGGTAGATTATATCGATGTTGATGGTTACGTTTGGCAAAGTCAAATCATAAACCGAAACTATTACACTACAGACGATTTTAAAAACGAATACGCTACATTTATTAAAAATATAAGTAGTAACGAGCCAATAGCAATTGAATGCGTTATAGGGTATCTTTTGAGTACCTATAAAAACAAAATGAATAACAAGGCTATCATCTTAAACGATGAGGTAATAAGCGAAAACCCAGAAGGAGGAACAGGTAAAGGATTGTTTGTTCAAGGTTTAAAACAAATTAGGAAAGTTAGTATTTTAGATGGTAAAAGCTTTGACGATAAAAAAAGTTTCCCTTATCAAACAGTATCTCCAGAGACTCAAATTTTAGTCTTTGACGATGTTAAGAAAAATTTTGACTTTGAAAGCAAATTTAGTTTGGTAACGGAAGGAATGACATTGGAGCGTAAAAATAAAGATGCTATTAAGTTGAAAGTTGAGGAAAGCCCTAAAATGATATTGAGCACCAACTACGCAATCAAAGGCGAGGGGAACTCACACGATAGGAGAAGGCACGAGATTGAGTTCGCTCAATTTTATGGTAAATCATTAACACCTTACGATGAATTTGATAGGCAATTGTTTGACGATTGGGATGAGTTGGATTACCAAAGATTTGATAATTATATGGTTAATTGTTTACAGTCATATTTAAAGCTTGGTTTAGTTCCGCAAAATGCTAAGAATATTAAAATGCGTAAATTTATCGCTGAGACTTCGATGGAGTTTTTGGAATGGGTAAAAGACAAAGAGAATGTAGCACACAATGACAGACTCGAAAAATCTTTGTATTTTAATAATTTTACAACTGAATACCAGGATTATAAAAAATGGTTAACAAATAAGAAATTTAATATTTGGATACAAAAGTATTGCAACTTTATAGGAGCTGAATATTTGGAAGGAAACACCAACGGGATGAGATGGTTCACAATTAAAACAGGGCAACTTATTGAAGTTGACGATATAGCTTTTTAGATATGAATAAAGATATAGGAATTTATAAAATAACTTGTCCAGATGGTTTTATTTATATTGGGCAATCAAAAAATATTAATAATAGATTTAATCAATATAAAAGATTAGGTTGTCAAAGTCAACCAAAAATATATAAATCATTAATTGAAAAAGGAGTTGGACAGCATAAATTTGAAATTATAAAAAATTGTAAAATAGAAAATTTGAATTATTGGGAAAGATATTATCAAGAAAAATATGATTCAGTAAAAACTGGTTTAAATTCTGTTTATACTACAAAAAATAATAAATTAATAATTATGAATGAATTAAATAAAACTATTATTATAACAACATTAATTACAAGTATTGTTATGCTTTATATATTTTCTATAATTAGCTTAAATTCTGAGTTAAACGAGTTAAAAGAAAATATAATTGAATATGATAATAATAATAAAAAAGAATTAATTAAATTAGAAAAAGAATTAATTAAATTAGAAAAAAAAATTATTATAAATTCACTTGAAATAGAAGGTTTGAAATATAGAATTAATTAATGTTAGAACTTAGACCATACCAAGAGAAACTTTCGGCTCAAGGAGTTGAAATTCTTAAACATAAAAAAATCGTTTATTTAGCGATGGCAGTGTTGTTTATTAAATAAAAATTTGTATATTTGTAAAAGCAAGTAGGACTGCTAACAAAAATTATAACAATTCCCGATTATTTCAGATGTCCTACTCTGTTTTAATCGGGTTTTATATTTTAATATTATGGAGATTTGGAAAACAATTACAAATTTTGAAAATTATGAAGTTTCTAATTATGGTAATGTAAAAAGAAAAGAATGTATAATTATTTATAAAAATGGTTATAAAGCATTTTATAAAGAAAAACTTTTAAAAAAAGAAGTTAATCGAAAAATGTATGAAAGAGTTACTTTTAGTAAATTTGGAATTACTGAAAGATTTCAAGTTCATAGATTAGTAGCTATTTATTTTTTAGAAAATCCTGATCAAAAACCTTGTGTAAATCATATTGATGGAAATGGATTAAATAATAATTTATCTAATTTAGAATGGTGTACTTATTCTGAAAATGAAAAACATTCTTACAATATTTTAGGTAAAATTAATCCAATTAGAAAATTAAAAGATATTGATGTTATTTATATTAAAAATAATTCAATTAAAGGAAAAAATAGTAACATTAAAGATATTGCAGAATTATTTAACGTTAATGTTACTACAATTTATAATGTTTTAAAAAATAAATATTATGCTTAAATTAAGAGATTACCAGGTTAACATTTCAAAAAAAGCTTGTGAAATTTTAAAACATAAAAATATTGTATATCTTGCTATGGCCGTGAGAACTGGAAAGTCACTTACCGCTTTGAATACTGCAAAATTATTCGGATCGAAAAATGTTTTATTTTTAACTAAAAAAAAGGCTATTTCATCAATCCAATGGGATTACGATAATTTTTATTTTGATTTTGGTTTAACAGTTATAAACGATGAGAGTTTACATTTAGTTGCTGGAAATTTTGATTTGATTATACACGATGAGCATCACAGATTTGGTGCATTTCCAAAGCCGAACAAAGTAGCGATACTATTTAAAAAACGTTATTCAAAATTACCAATGATTTTTTTAAGTGGAACACCAACTCCAGAGAGTCACTCGCAATGGTTCAATCAATTTTGGGTTTCTGACTATTCACCATTTAAACAATACACCAATTTTTACAAATGGGCAGTTGATTATGTGAATGTAACTCAAAGGAATATTGGTTACGCTGTAATAAAAGATTATAGCCAAGCCAATAACTCGTTGCACTAAAATCGATATTATAATATACTAAGTACTTCGCATTTTTTAAACTTATACCTTCACGACCGCTAACGATTTGGAAAGCTATACATTTAAAACTATTGTCAAACTCCTCGACATCGTTTGTCAAATCATTTCCATAAACAGATTTCAATGCATTGTATTCCTCCTTAAATTTATAGAAAATAGCGATTTTTACTCCCGTAAATTTTTCGAGTATAAACTTTGCCTTTGACAAATCAATTACTTTGGAGCTTCCATCCTCAAATTTACACGTTCCGGAGCTAAGTTGATGCACCTTTTGCATCAATTTTACACCCGTATCACCTAAAATCAATTGACCTTCTGAATTTTTAACAACCAAATCC